GATACGTCTGCGGCAGATCGCGTAACGCCTGCCGGTACTGCTGCCATGTCACGCGCTCGGTGTCACTCAGTGGTGCGTCTGGTAGTTGTGTCCAGTCGCAACCGGATAATAACCTCACTCGCTCATCCCGTATACTATCCCATTGTTGCTCAAGTGTTGGTCGGATAGCGTAGGGTTTGCAAATAATAATAACCGCGTCGTAATCAACTGAATTGATATCAATGCAGTGATCTCTCAGTGACGACTGATAACCTGCGGTTGATAACTCGGACATAAGTTGTACCTTGTTTGCGTTGACGTCCAATGCGATCGTTATCATTGGATTATCCGATAGGTAAATGTGTACCACCAGTTTCTAGCGGTCGTGCCGACTGCTATAAACCTGATAACCGCTAAATCGTTGACCGAATCTGCGTAAATAGCTGCGCACTCGGTGGTTGAGTATGAGTTTGCCGTTCCTCCCACTTGATACAATTGCGCTAAGTTTGACGCGATTGGCAAGGTCAAACTTATTACCGTGTCACCGGTCGATGTTGGGTCTAACGCTGCTATCTCTCCTGAAACGGTTACAACGTTTCCAACCCGCATATACTGCGAAGGGTTAGCAGTCGCCGCCGCTGCGTTTGTACCTAGCGTTATAGTCGGTGTGTAAATCCCGCTATCTAATATCGTAGGGGTAGCACTCGTCCACGCGCTGCCGTTTGACGTTAGAACATTTCCAGATGTGGAGGGGGAAACTAAGGCCAGATAGAGTGTGTCCAAGTAGGTTTTTAGGGTGGTTTTTATGTTGGACCAGGTCAGTTTCTGCGTTAACGGCGTACCTGCCGGATCGTTGACTACCGGAAAGATATCGTCATCGGTAGGCGTTGTCATTGCCGTTAAGTTGCTAATTTTTGTGTCTGCCATTATGGTAACCTCGTGATGGGTGATCCGGAAGGCTTGCCGATAGCACCATAGATGTTATCAAGCAGCCGGTCGGTTGAAAGAAGTGTGTGATCTGTGAAATACGCCAAATCACCGGTGTGCACAACGGGACCCTGGAAGATCATTCCGGACGTTACACCGGTGCCACCAGCGCCCTCGGCGTAAATCGCGGCAATCTCTGCGGCTGTCAAGATGCGATTGTAAATTCTGACGTCTTTTATAAGGCCATTGAGCGGAGTAGCGTTGTCGTAAATATTCCCAATCGTCAGAGGTGCGCCCTCAATGCTTTGGGGAAGACCTACGGGCGCCGATAACGTTGTTATTGTTTGCGATACGCCGTTGATATACAATTTTGCCGCGGCTAATCCGGTCCCACTTTCATCCCTGGTAACAGCTACGTGGTACCAAGCACCCGCGGCCATAGTTCCCGAGGAATAATAAGCTGCGCTTGTTGTTTCGTGACTTCGCTGGTAAAACAAATTTCCACCATCGTATGTGTAGAAAGCATAACGTCCACCTAATCGGATAATTGACTGAGCCTTTCCCGTCCAGTCAGATATATAAATCCACGCTGTATCACACCTGGCATAATACTAATCTCCACTCCTTGAACGTAATAATAACCATCGCTGCCTGATTGAGTCTCTTTGACTCTAACTAGAGACCCTACGTCGATACTGAGCATGGCCTCCATGAGAAAGCTGCTCGAGTTGGCTACCATAACCACTTTGTCCAGCGTTGTTCGCGGTTGGCTATCTCTGTCGAGTATTTTGCTTGCCTCGGTTTCGCCTGAGAATAAATCGCGCTGATATTGTTGCTGTATGGTTACATTGCTGTACCCATACTCGTTATAACTTACGCTATTTTCTTTGCTTACCTCGATGGGATTATATTGGTACACACCGGTTCCACGTGCCTGCAACTTGGTAATATAGGCCGCCGCTGTATAGTCAGATGTCAGCGTGTAAGTAACTCCTTCGGTACCGTAAACAGCGGTAACTGACAAATTAGCGGTTACGTTGGTACCCGTGCCGCCAGACGCGGTGTTCATCAGGTAATCCGTTGTCGCAACCGGAGCAATCATGGTCGTGGATATGGCGTTGACTGTCGCGCCACCTATTGGATCGCTGTAATTACCGCGATAAACAATCGTTTGGTTGGCACCGATCATCATTGCAGTCGATAGGCTGTAGAGCACCTGCGCACTCGTATCTATGCGTTTTGGGTAAGCCACGGCACTGACACGGTTGGCAAGCTGCCGACCGTAGGAGATTTCAATCGCCGCCATTGTGTCATCGACGAACACGGTTTGAGTTTGGTCTAATATTATTTTGTCGCCTGTTTCGAGTAATAAATAACTGCCGCTTTCCATGAGCATACGACCGCTTTCCTCGGAGCAAACTGGAACCTCGTCCAGCGTGTGTAATCCGTTGCGGTGATTGTTGTTCTCGAATACCAGCTGTTCGCCGGTGGCCTTTGTCTTCCGAAGATAAATATAGCCAACTTCGGATAAGGCCAACTTTGAGAACTCAGTATAGGCGCGGGTATGCGTGGTCACAGTGTCGAATAAAGCCGGAAAGGTATTATTCCCAACGTCGTAACTCGTCTCTTGTGGCTGAATTGGCATAGCCGGAACGATAACCACCAGTGCCTCATCTGCCCGTTTGTTTGCCTGATAGCCTGGGCTCACGAGTGGGTACTTTGCCGCGTAATCCATCCAATCGAGAACGGTAACGTAAACCTTTCGACCTACCTTCGGACTGGGCTCTATTCTCAGGCTGTCAATTTGACCCCGAAAACGTATATACGAAAGGCCATCGTAGGTGATGACCAGCTTTACAAACACGCCTTTTTTCCAACCAGCCAGGGCAGCGGCGTTACCTGGTGAATATTTCCCCGTTTTGTTATTGAGCGTGAATTCCATTGACCCAGTATCTGCCAATCTGTCCAGTGGACCGTTACCAGTTATGCCCCAACGAACTTGATACTCGTGGTCTGTAATAGTATCCGGCGTAAGGTCTACCCATGATCCGGATAAATATGCGTATATTTGTGATTCGGCTATCTCTTTTTGAGACATTAGCGGCTGACCTGTAGAATCGCATCACGGAAAACGCGCGCCATCCTGTTGTAGTCAATTCCCGATTCGCCACCACCGCCACCACGTGGGGTAATTGTTATTCGTTCCCCGCCGGACGCGGTGTCGCCATTTCCTAGTTGGAAGCCCTCGTGCCCGTATGACTCAGGGATAAGAAACGAACCTCCGCTAGCGTGGTCAGCTTTGCGATCTGAAAAATTGTCATAATAATCGCTTATGGCGTGAATATTTACTATTACATCTTTGTTATTCGGGATGTTATGAATAGCTTCGGCGATACCGTTAGCCTCGGATATTGCGTCGCGGGCTTCGGAGATAACTTTATCAGAGTAGATACCCCATTCCTTACCTTTTTCAAGCAACCACTTAATTTCATTATCGTCCAGTATTCCGTCTGCTGTCAATTTGCGCTCGAGTAATCCAAGGATAATCTTTCGATTGGCCAATGTATGCTCGGCTTCGTTTTCTTTGACTTTTTCACCATTTAGCAAAAGCGCTGCATCGTATTCGGCAACCTTGTCTTGATCTGTTTGCCAACCTTTTGCAATTTCTTCGGCTCGCTTTCCTTCGATTTTTATACGGTCTTCAGTCAGGCTAGTTACTTTCTGGTTGTACTTTTCTTCAGCTTGTTGTACCGTGCCGATGGTAGATATCAAATTATTATTCGCGTCAGAAACGGCTTGTTGGGCTGCGGCAAGGTCTTCAGCGGATGCGGCTGCGGCGCTTGCAGATTGAGAAGCGGCGTCTGTGGCCCGGGATGCTTCAAGTTCTGACTTAGCTTGTTCGAGGGCCGCTTTTGCTGATTCTGTCATATGTCGACCGCTAGCCAGCATGGACGCAGAGTAGTTGTCATTGGCTGATTTTAGTATTTCAACTGCCCTTGCGTTGAGCTGCCCAGAGTCCAGCAGTTGAGTCATGGCGGGTAACATCTTTGTACCAATCGAGACCTGGAGTGCCATAACCGAATCGTTCCAGTTATCCAGTGCGAATTGATAATCTCGCGCCTGGTCAAGCGCCTTCTGAGTAAGGATCAAACTTCCACTAACTGCGGCGCCCTGTTCCTTGATAGCCTTACTGCCTTGCTGTAGAATTTCGGTAAAGTCAGCGTAGCTCCTGCCCAGGTTCTTTTGGGCGAATGCGTTTTTGTCGGACTGATTTTCGATTGCCAGGTACTCATCTGACAATTTCGCAAGGCTGTCAATCGTCAGGATAATGCCCTCTTTTGTAAGTGACCGCTGCGCAAGCATAGCCGAGTTGGTGGATACTTTGTAATCGTCAATAACCTGTATTAAGCGGCTGGTTTCTTCAGCGCTTGCACCGGTCACTTGTTGCAATCCCCGTACTTCGTCAGCGTAAGAGACCATCACGCCAACGGTTTGCTCAAGTCCCATTTTGATATAACTGAGTGCTTTTTCAGCCATATTGACGGCGCTGGAAAAGTCTGTCATAGACATGCCAGCGGGCTTTGTGCTCTTGTCAACCTCAGATAGTTGCTCACCCGTTACACCTAGCTTATCGTTAAGCTTGTCTACCACCGGGCTGGCTTGATCAGCCGCGCTAAAAATTACTTCGACTTTACTCATTGAATAATAGTCCCATACGTACCAGTAGACCTAATATTTCGCGTTCTCCGTCGCTCAGGTTGTGGATCTGCGCGCCGTGTGCACTGCGTAAATGCGCTATGGCACTGTAAACATTGAGGCAGGCTGTCATGCTGCGGATTAACTTGTAATCCTGATCCATTAAGCCACCCGTATCCGGTAGGGTATGCCATCGCTCGCACTGCCATGCAAGAAATAAGGGTGGGGGCGGCGGTTCGTCGCCATTATGGCAAGCAACAACCGCCGCGATTAGTTTTTTTCGAGTAGGTCCAGACTGTCTATATGCTCTTTAACTTTTACGCCTGCCCACACCAGCACGTTAGTAATGTCTGGATTGGTAAGCTCATCCAGATTAGTTTCGTGATCAGGCATGATGTCACAGTGCCACTCGGTAATAAGAGGCACGGCGCCCAGCCACAGACGTTCGAATACAGGCCGACTGGGCACACGTGCTTCACTAAAGTATTGCAGCTGTTGCCTGACAGTGATCTTGTCAGGAACGACAAAGCGCGCACTCGGATTTTGCCGTGTAAATTCCATGACCAGCCCTAAGTCAGCGCAATGCTGGTGCGGTTGACAGCGTCGTCAATCGTCAGGGATGCGCTGAACGTCTGTAAGCTGTTGGTCTTACCGCTGTACTGGACGTTGGTCAGGTAGCATTCTCCGTTGTAATAACGACCGGTATTGACCTTCCACTCAACGGTCTTTGAAACAGATGTGGAGGCCGCAATCAGCGGACCGAAAATGCCGTCTGTAGTGGAATTGACCATGCCATTGATAGACAGGGTTGTACCCGCCAGACCGGGGATATACGAGCGATTGGCAGAAGACATGCTGCTGTCTTCGATCAAATCGAGCTGGCGCTGCAGATCCTGCTGATTGAGATAGGGCTTAATGTCTACCAGCGTACTGGAAGCGCCGTCCATTCGAAATCCCATGTCTTTATTTGTAGTGTTTGCCATCGTTTACTCCTTACTCAAAAGTTGTTTTAGCATTTCATGATGTGCGGTGTCATAGTGCCCGCGGCGTTCGGCTGTTTCTACCTGGGCGCGAAGCTGTTCAATCAACTGCTCGCGTTCGGTTTTGGCTTTTACAGGTTCTTTATTCGGCATAAGTCACAATCTCCTGTTCCTTCCATTCGATAATTACGTCTTGGGATAACCAGACAAGCGCGCCATCTTTATTCCAACGCTCTTGCATCTCAGATCCACCAACCACGCGAGAGTCGATAATGGCGGTGCTGCCAAGTTTGCGGTATTTTGTAAACCGATCCTTGACCGCGTTGACATAGCCCTGTAGCGAGGTGCTTGACGTGCCATCATCCATGTACAACTGCCAGACCTGCACAATCGTACGATTGACCCATACGAAATTATTGTCAGTATCCTCGGAAAATATACCCGGCTTGATAATCGCGTAATGGTCAGACGCGCCGCCGTTCAGGAGCTGCCAGGATGCGCGGGCAGTGTTCGCAGCTGAGAACCCGGTCACGTTTTGCAACTGGGTCAATACAAGGGCTTCGCCCGCTGGGTAAGTCATGGCTTAGCCCAACTTCGCCCGGACAAAACAGTCTTTCGCTTCGAGTAACTTACGCATACCGGCGCTTTTCTCCGGTCCATCCGGCAAGGTTTCCTCCATCAACTTGGCAAGGTCGCCAACCGGCTTTGAGACTTCCTGTAATTTCTCGGGAAGATGTGCGTATTCAAAATACTTTATCGTTGTGCTTGGCATTATTCATTCTCCAAATTGCTGACCATTCCAGGAACGTCAAACTGGTTACGCACGAAACTTGGCTGCGCCAGGCTGTCATCCTGTGGATCTGAGCGCATCGTTTCAGCGTCCAACCCTGTGTATTGCAACCCATCACTCAGTTTGTACGTCTGGGCAACACCAATGCGCTGAATTCCCAACCGGTTGTCGTTGATGAAATTGGCCGCAGCTGAATACAGACCGTTGAACGCGCCAATCCGGCTGCCGTCCGCTTCGCTGTAGCCTGTCCCGCGCTGGGTCAGCTCGGTGTACTTAGTTGCCTGGTTGGTTACCCAGTCGTCACCCATCAGTTTGGCGGTTGAGTTGGCGCGGAAATCAGACGGTCGGAATCCGGCTTGAGCCAGGGAGATATTCAAGACGCCAGATGCGCGATCGATAAACTTCTCTAAATCCGTCAGCGTTGGGCGGGTGGTCGAGTTGAAATTAGTCTGACCTGCTAAAAGATGGCGAGTAAAAGCCTTTATCTCGCCTGTCGAAGAATAACTATCTGTCCTGATTGTCATACGCCAAGATCCTCGTATTGAATTAAGCGAAACGCAATATTCAACGCACCCTGCGCAGTGAGCCTATAAAGATAAGTCGTGTTGGATTTCAGGTCCCATTCAATGCTGTCTTTTGTCGCGTTTCCAGCTTTTTGACCGGACCCAATAATCCAACCAGATAGTTTTGTGCCAGCCGCCGTAACGGTAGGCGCGGTGAATATTTCCGTCTGTGGGCTTCCGGCTATATTGCGGTTGCGGTTATAAAATGTCGCCGCCGTCCCTGGTGCGCTGGTAGTAGGTGTTTCGAAAATCTCCAACCAAACTTCGCCCGTGCTATCTACTTCCGCAGTGACGTGAGGAGTGCGCAGAGTCGCGAGGACATCTGCCACAACGATGCGGAAATTAAGCACCGCATTCTGCGCCATTGCAGCTGGACCATAGGTATATTGCCAAGTCTCCCCCTCGTGAAGCTGGTGATGGGGAAAATCCATGAAAACGGGAACATCGCTGATCGGATCAGTTGGGCCAACCGCAACCCGCACGGCGCGCAACCCGGTGGCAGGTAATGTCACAAGCGCAGGCCCAGTCATTACTGCTCACCGACGCGCTTAAAGCTTTGCACCTGGACGATTGCCCCGGCTGCGGCGCGTGCGATCTTGAGCTTCGAACCGTCGATTCCTTCAAACCAATACGGGCTGTTAGCCGCAATCAAAAGCACGCCGGTGGATGCGGCTGGCGTGGTTGAGCCGTCCATCGTCACACGAACGCTCTGTGTTTCGACCGACAATAAGATTGTCGTGCCCGTGATGCACGTTGTATTAAGACTGGCCGCCGTGCTATTAAGGGTGATCTTCTGGAAACCCTTGCTTACCATCCCGGCTGGTGCGTTGCGCGAAAAGCTCATACTGCCTCCTAGCTCTTACTGAGCGGTAAAACCATGTAATGGGGAAGTTCCATTTCCGTTTCGCCTTGATCATCAACGGTCGTGGTTAAAAAGGTGGAAAACTGAAACTTGATACCAACGGCATTGGGGTCAGCCGGGATCTCGACAAAGTCTTCGGGCGGGGTGAATGTCTCGCCTTCTTTTGCGGTAAAAACCTTACGGTTATGCTTGAAACTGAACGGCGCAAATGCTGTATAAACTGCTTTCTTTTCTGTGGGCATATTACTATCCTCGTTTTGAAAATTCATTGAACGGATTGCTGTCTTTCGTCGCTTCGAATTGTTCACGACGCTGATCAGCGTTGTCTATCATGCCTTGTATGGATGGGCTGCGTCCGGTGTCTGCGTGCGGAGGTAGCCC